TTCTCGATTGTCGTAGATCCGGGAGACAGCCAGTATGAGAAAAAGTTCAGCTGGGACGGCGATGGATGGGACCGCATTCAAGAGCTCATTGTCAAGGGCTCGGTAGCCAAGGCCCGGGCCGATGGCATGTCTTCCCGGGTCCTTCAGGCCCTGAAGTGCCTGCCGGCTGAGGTCGTCCTCGTCAAGGACTTCGCCTGTCTGGTGGGCTCTGCTGTCTCCAAGGACAAGCCCAGGGATATCGATGTACTCCTCCGGGCCGGGAGAGACGATGCCGGGGAAAATTTCCTGGTGCAGGGAGACAACGTCTACCTCCCGCTCCGAAAAGCTCTGGATCCGGAGAAGCTACAAAAGCTGCACTTCATCGATAATCCACAGGGACCGCATTCCGATCATGTGCCTCTCTATTCCCTGGTCCTGCGGCGGGAGAGCCTGGAAAAGCAGATAGTCAAGGCCCTGCAGCCTGGCGACAGGTTCCCGCCACAGAAGCCGCTCCTGGCCGGGTACACCGAGTTCTTCAGCACTGAGGAGCTCTGGCCCTGGTGTGAGAGGAAGATCAAGGACGGCGCAAAGCTGGCAGGAGAGGTAAAGTTCGACGGCTTCAGGTGTATCGTCTCCCTGCAGGACGGCAAGGTCTCTGCCTGGTTCGAGGACTCGGGAGAAGATCGGGCCTCTCATCTGCCGGGCATCGTACAGGCAGTGCAAAATTGCGGCTGCAGGAGTCTGATTCTCGATGGCGAGATGCTGGGAGTCGATCATCATGGCAGGATCATCCCCAGGACTCAACTCCAGGAGATGCTCTCCGGAGATCCGGCCTTCGAGCCCTATTATGTGGCCTTTGATTGCCTGAATCTCGATGAGGATCTCAGCAATAGGCCGCTTGGGGAGAGGCAAACGATTCTTGCGGCCCTGGTTGATGATCTCAAATCTCCTCAGATTCAGCTCTCCCAGGCCCGCAGATTCGACAGCCAGAAGGAGCTGGAGATCATCGGACGCTGGGCCGCCTCGCAGCCCACCAGCGAGGGCCTGGTGATCAAAGACTTACTCAAGCCCTATCATCCTGGGGGCTCGGACGACTGGGCAAAATTCAAAACGGTTCTGGAGCTCAAGGTCCAGATCCTCGAAGTGCAGGAGAAGAAGAACGGCTTCATCTATCTTTGCGGCTTGCGAGAACCCCCAAAGAATGCAGACAGAACGCAAGTGCATTCTGGCCTTCTCGCTCTGGGAAATACGTTCGTAACTCAATTGCGTTCTGAGCCCGGAAAGGTGCTGAACGTCCGTGTCGAGGAGCTTCTCATTCTCAACAAAGGAAATGGAGAGGCGAGAATTGCATGGGGAAAACCGACAGTAGTCGGACCGGATTCGTCGAGAGATGCCTACACGGTGGCGCAGGCCGTGGACCTCGCCAGGCGTGGCCATGTCCTGAAAGTCGAGGTGGGCAAAGAGGATGTTCCTGCATGGGGAAAAGAAGGCGCCCAGATTGCGTTTGTGGCGTCCTGCCCGAACGAAAGCGAGCGCTCCAGGAGAGAGCCGATGGTCGGCCCTCCGGGGGAGCTGTTTCAGAGGCTTTATCTTGAGTCTGCGGGCCTGAAGAAAGAGGATGTAGCTCTTCTTTATCTCGTTCCTCAGGTCCTCTACGAGAAGGGACGGCTTCGCTCTCCTTCGGAGCTCGAGGTGGAAGCCTGGACAGCACATCTCATGAAAGAGCTGCACCGCCAAAATCCCAGGGTCATTGTGGCCTTGGGAAAACAAGCTGGCCAGGCCCTGGAGGGTCTTGCGGATTTCGTGATGCCTCACCCGGCAGCCGTCCACCGGCACGGAGACTCGGGGGAGGTGGCCCGCAAAATCAAGCAGCTCATGGCTAAAGTGCAGGAGGTGGCCAAGCAGGATGACGGCCAGGACACCCGCTCGGATGTGGCAGCCAGGGAGTATGAAAGGATCTGGTGGCAGATGGTGCCCGCCTCTGGAAAAGGCCGGTTTGTCTTGCAGGCTCACTGGCGGGGACTCTCCGAGGAGGAGACAAAGCTCTCCCATGAAGATCTTCTCAAGACCGATCACTCCGTTCATTGCGATCTCCGCTTGGAGATCGACAAATCCAGCCTCTGGGGATTCACGATCTTCGAGGGATCCACCAAAGACATCAGGGAAAAAGGCCAGGGCGAGGCCAGAATTTTGCACCTGCCGCCTACGGACAGCCTGCAAGGAGACTTCAAGCTGCAGCAGCCGCACTCCTGGCTGACCATCGCCGAAGAGAAGCCCTTCGTATCCGGGCCTGGAGCAGTGGGCTCCACGGCTCAGAAGTTCTCCAAGTTCTTCCAGCTCGATGCCGGCACCTATGATTTCAGCTTTGCCCGGCAGCATGGCCGGGAGTTGTTCCTGCATGGCGAGAAGATCAAGGGCAGAGTACTGTTGCAGTATATTCCCGCCTCAGAAGGGCAGGTGTGGGTCATCTCCAGGCCGGAGAGCCAGGAGCCTTACACCTCCAGCCACAAGCTCGAAGATGTCATAGAGGAGCTGAAGGAGAAGGGCCAGGAGAAACTCGTTTGGTCCGCTGCTCTCGGCCAACATCCAAAGGTTTTAAATCTACAAAATTGCCCATTTAAGAAACAGAGATACGCCGCGATATTAAAAGCCGATGAAGAAAAAAGGCTCGTTTTTGGTGTTATTTCTGAACCTGATACCGTTGATAAGCAGGGCCATGTTCTCTCCAGAGAAGAAATTGCCCGGATGGCCCGAAACTTCGAGCAATACGTCAGGGAGTTTCGAGATCGTCATACTCGCAGAAAAGCCAAGACCGAGATTGTGCGATCTTGGATTCAGGAAAAGGACGAATGGATCTGCGGGCAACTCGTAAAGGCAGGGTCCTGGTTGTTGTGTGTCCGCGTCCTGGACGATGAAGTTTGGGGCAAGATAAAGGCCGGCATCTACAGGGCGTTTTCAATCGGTGGCAGGGGGGTGCTCATTGAAAGAGTACGACCTGATTATCAGCGGGCTGCTGGATGAAGTGTCGTTCGTTCCAGCGGGAGCGAACGGGAAGGAATACCTACTGGTGAAGGAGCACAAAATGAAGGAAGCGATCCTGAAGAGCATAGCAGAGACCCCGGATGAGGAGTTGAGGAAGGTCCTCTCCGAGGCCAAGCTTGACGGAGATTCTGCCGATGTCCTTGAGACCGTTGGAAGGGTCCTCAAGGCGTACAAAGACAAGCTTCCGGCAGAGTCTCTGGACATTCTGAGAAAGGCATGCGGCTATCCAGAGCCCAAGCCTAAAGCTGGCAAGGGCAAGGGAGACGATGATGAAGAGGGAGAAGAGGGCGAGGACGAGGGGAGCTATGGCTACAGCAAGGAGCTGCTGGAGAAGATGGACCCCGGCATCCGGGCCGTATTTCAGAAGATGGAGGCCAAGCTGGATGCCACAGAGGAGAGAGCCGAGCGGTCCGAAACTCTGGCAAAGGAGCTGAAAGATGAGCAGATCACAAAGATCTACATCGCCAAGGCACAGGCTCTGCCTAACATTCCCGGCCTGACTGCCGAGAAGCATGCTCCAATAATGAAGGCCCTGGGCGAGAGCCATCCCGCCGAGTTCTCCGAGGTCTTCAGCCTGCTCAAGGCGGCTGATGCTCTGCTGGAGAAGTCCGCTGCCTGGAGCGAGTTCGGAAGTGAAAGAGCCATTAGCGGTGGCTCGGTTATGAACAAGATCCAGAAGGCCGCAGAGTCACTGGTGCGAAAGGACACCTCTGGCCTGACCATCGAGGATGCAATCGAGAAGGTGCTGGACGATCATCCTGAATGGTACGATGAGTACGAGGCAGCCCGCACCGCTGAGGCGGAGAAGGGGGTGGCCTGAGAATGGCCGTTGAGCTTCCTTTTGGCAAGTTTTCTCGCATGGCTGGCGAGGATCTTCGTGAGGCCATCTACCATGCAGTCAAGCTGGACACAGACGGCCATATTGTAAAGGGAACTGCCGGTGCTCGCTGCGTCGGCATATTGCAGGATAATCCCGAGAATGGGCAGGTTGGCTCTGTCATGGCGCTGGGCATCAGCCCCGCGGTCTACGGCGCATCTGTGATTCCAAGCGATGAACTCGCCAGCGATGCGAACGGCCATCTAGTGCCTGCCGTGGCTGGCCAGCCTGTTGTTGCTGTAGCTATGGAGGCAGGCTCTGCAAATGAGGAGCATTCCGTCCTGGTTCTGCCGCAAGCATCGGCAACAGCCAAGGGGTGGTGGAGCTTCTACATCCCGCTCGCTGATATCGCAAATGGCGACCTCATAACTGAATGGGTGCCCGGATTTGCCGGGAGGATCACCGAGATTCTGGCCGTAGTTCAGAAGGCCGCCACCACCGCGGACAAGGCTGCCATCCTGAATGCCGAGATCGGAACTACAAACCTCACCGGAGGAGCCTTGGCTCTGACATCGGCCAACTGCACGTCCAAGGGTGCAAAGGTAGCGGCAAGCGCAATCACTGCAGATAATGCATTCGGTGCGACTGATGCTATCTCCGTTGAAGCATCCGGCGTCACTGCGTTTGTTGAGGGAGCGATCTGGTTGATGATAGGCTATACGAGGCCTTGAAGGGGAGGTGAAAAGACAATGCCAAGACCAAACAGAGGGAGTGTCCATGTCCATGGATTGCTCGGAAATCTGGCCGTTAAGTTCATTCTCAAAGCCAGGATGTTCGTTGCTGCCGATGTCTTCCCGATAGTCCCTGTAGACAAGCAGTCGGACAACTACACAGTATATGATAAGGGAGATTTCCTCCGAGATGAGGCAGAGGAGAGAGCACCTGCCACTGAATCAGCGGGCGGGAACTTCGATATCGATACCACACCCTACTATCTGTGCCGGACATTCTCGTTCCACAAGGATGTGGACGATGATACCAGAGATAACGCTGACAAGCCCATCGATCCCGATAAAGATGCAATGCAGCTCGCCATGCAGAAGCTCCTTATCAAGCGCGAGAGACAGTTCCTGGGCAGCTATTTCCGTGCCGGCGTGTGGAGCAAGAACTACACTGGCGTGAGCGGCGAGCCTGGGGCAAATGAGATCAAGAAATGGAGTCTTTCAGGCTCCAAGCCTGTAAAGAACGTCGATACCTGGATGAACGATGTTGAGGAGCTTACCGGCGAGCGGCCAAACCGTCTGGTGCTGTCGCCTGATGTCGTGTCTGCGCTCAAAGACAACGACGATATCAAATCCCGCATCCAGTACACCCAAAAGGGCATCATCACCACCGACATTCTGGCAGAGCTCTTCGAGGTCGAGAAGGTGCTCGTAGCCCGCGGCACATACAATACCGCCGCCAAAGGGGCTGCAACCACCATGAGACGCATGGCTTCGGGGCAGGTCTTACTGGCCTATGCAGCCGAGCGCCCAAGCACCGAAAACCCGAGTGCTGGCTATTTGTTCGCCTGGAAGGGCCGATTTGGGAACTCCAAGCTTGGCTCCAGAATCAAGAAGTTCAGGATGGAGCAGCTCAACTCCGATCGAGTGGAGGCGGAATTGTCCTTCGATCCCAAGCTTGTGGCTCCTGATCTGGCAGTCTATGCCAGCGCTGTAGTGTAGGCTGTTTCCTTTCCTTTTTTTGGAGGACGATGGCCTACACTGACAACCCTACGGGCAGCCTTGCCGATCTGGTGAGGTTGAAAGCGGGAGACACCGGAGATTCGCCTCTCCTCAGCGATGAGGCGATTGAAGCGTTTTTGCAAAATAATAGCAATAATATCCTGCTGGCTTCGGCGGAGGCATGCGAGGCTCTGGCTGCCCATTACGCAGACAATCCCACAGAGACCGTAGGGGATGTCGAGGCTGCAGCCACTAAGACGCAGAATTTCTTGCGTGCAGCAGACCGATACAGAGCGCAGGCAGCCGCAGAGAAGACCGAAAAGGATGAAAAAGAAGACAACAGGCCCAGGAAGCCGGGCTATAGCGCCGATGCTCTGAACAGGGGCTCAGTTTTCAAGCGGGGGATGTGCAGTGGGAATTGAGCAGCCGATCGTCTCTCAGGCCGATCTGGCCAGGCTCGTTCTGGCCGCTTTCGGCTCCCTGGGCACCTGGCTCTTCGGGGCCTGGGATCCCATTCTTCAGGCTCTCATCGCTCTGGTGATCATCGACTATCTCAGCGGCGTCCTGGCCGGATATTACGAGAAGCGGCTCAATAGCGAGATAGGCTTCCGCGGGATCGTAAAGAAGCTGTGCATGTTTCTCATGGTGGCCCTGGCTAACATCCTGGACGCCACCGCAGGCCTGGGAGAGCCCTGGATCAGGACAACGGTCATCATGTTCTTCGTCGCCAACGAGTCGCTTTCCGCCCTGGAAAATGCTGGCCGCATCGGCGTGCCTCTGCCCGAACCGCTCATGGCCGCTTTGGAGAAGATCCACAAGCAGCATACCGGGGAGAGAAAATGACGGATCAAGTTCTCGGGCTTGCTCAGATCAAGCAATCTCAGGTTCTGGAGTCCGAGGACCTGCAGAGGCTGCAAGATCTGGTGCCGGAGCTGAAGCAGGCCGTTGCTACACGAACAATGTTCAGGACGCCGACTGAAGCCAGGTTCAGCGTTCTCAATGATCTCAAGCATCCGACCCCGGCCAGCAAGTACCATCAGGCCAAGCTGGAGCAGGTCATCATGTTTGGGAACCTGATGAGCCTATCTTTTGACTATCGAGAAGCTCTGATCGACTTGGCGGAGGCGGAAGAGCAGATCGAGAGCGCCCAGAGTTTTGAGCTGGATCGGCTCAACGTAAAGAGAGACCGGCTTACCTACAAGCTCGCATGGATGAGAGCCGAGGCAAAGGAACGGCTCCGGGAGATCGAGATGTGGAGCCGGATCAAGGCCCAGCTGGAAGATGCTCCCTTTGATCATGACAACAAGGATACCGAAGAGCTGCAGAGCCTGGCGATTCGCTACCTGCAAGAGCTTCCAGCCGCGTTGAGAGCCGGCAAGGACGTAGGCGGTGCTGTAAACATCATCGCCCAGGCCGCCACCATGCTTGCGGAATGTGAGCGCAGACAGATTCCATTGCCAAAGAAGCTCGTCGAGCACAGCAAGCGCTTACTCAAAGGAGCTTAAGAATGGTCTGGGAGTCTGCTGGCAGCCTCAACACCGGCCGCTATGAATCCTCTGGCGGGGGCGATTCCGATGATTCTATCACCATGGGCGGACTGAGCGATTTATCATCTTCTGAAGACGGAACGGAAGAATTCAACGGCACCTCCTGGAGCAGCGGCGGCGATCTGGCCACGGGCAGATCAGGGGCTGGAGGAGCAGGAAGTTCTGCAGATGCAATCTGCATGGGCGGATTTAGCGTTGGCGTCTGCATTAAGAGCACGGAAGAATATAATGGCAGCTCCTGGAGCTCTGGTGGAGACCTGGCCAGTGCCAGGTTTCGACTGGCTGGCGGCGGCAGCTCTTCTAATGCTGTCGCTGTTGGCGGATACTTTTATGATGAAGTGACGGAGGAAAGCGAAGTATTCGCTGATACCGAAGAGTACGATGGCACCTCTTGGAGCAGCGGAGGAAACCTCGCCACCGCCAGATATTACCTCGCTGGGGGCGGCGATTCTTCGAATGCCATCTCCATGAGCGGATTTGATGGATACGACTATTCCGCCACTACAGAAACGTATAACGGCACATCCTGGAGCTCTGCAGGGAGCCTGAGCACAGCAAGAGAAGGACTGGCCGGAGGAGGAAATTCCTCAAAAGGAATTTGCTTTGGTGGATTTAACGCATCTGGCTATTGTACAGAAACAGAGGAATTTGACGGCACCAGCTGGAGTTCTGGCGATGGCCTGAACACGGGCCGCGGATATCTAACCGGTGGCGGTCCTTCTGGAGGCTCGATCAGCATGGGAGGATCGTCATCGGGTTCTTCTTACTCTAATGTTTGCGAAGTAATCCTGGCCTCCATAAGCTATGTACAGGCCGAAGCTCTGGCCGGTGCCGGGTCATCCTGCAGCGGGATGGCTCGCGGCCTGAAGACCATTTCAGCACTCACAGATATTGATTCTTCCGGCCTGGCTTCATCTATTGCATTCAGGACAGTAGCAGCTGTCATAGATTCGACATCTGTAGGCCAATCCAGCGCTTATGCCACGTTATCAGGCTCAGCCACGGCTGAAGCCCAGCTCTCCGCTCAGGCAATTGCCGGCGTGCGTGCCACATTATACGGCTCTGCTACGGCTGAGGCCCAGTTCTCCCCTCAAGCAATTGCCAGAGCTCTGAAAGCTGTATCCGCCTTGACGGAAGCTCAATCGTCGCCTTCAGCCATAGCTGGAATACTGAAAGCGATTTTTGCATTGGTGGAGGCCGATTCATCCGCATTGGCATCTCCTTTGGCCATCAGGGCAGTTGCGGCGCTGATAGATTCCGTCTCCGCAGGCCTTGCCGGCTCTCATCCCATAAAATCCGGTTTCGCTACCGTCGAAGCCGGCTCCGCTGCCCTTGCTGCGGTGAGCGGCGCCTTTAAGCTGGCATCTGCGGGCGTGAAAGCTGAATCTTTCGTCTTCTCATCTGCCGGTGCTCTCAGAAGAAGCTCGGGCCGGGTAAGCGCCGAATCTTATTGCTCGACCGAAGCAAAGATGATTCGTGGGACTTTGGCGCTCACCAATGCCGTTTCTTTGGGCCTGGCAGAAGGAAAGTCTTTGAGGGGCATCCTGGCAGCGATTGAGGCCGCATCTTCTGGACTCGCAGACGCTGAAATTACCTGGATTCGGTGGGCTTCTGCAGTCTTCGATGCCGATTCTTCGGGCCTGGCAGAGGCAAAGATCCGGAAGCTGGCCTCGGCCCTGGTGAAGTCTTTCGGCTCCGGCATTGCGGCTCCTGGCATTTTGATGCTCGCTGTAGCAATTGCTGAGGCTGAAGGTCGGAACACCGCCGACGCCCGTCTTGTTGCTGCAGCCTCGGCCCACTGCAACATCGAGTCTCTGGCAATTGCAGCTGCCGCCGAGGCGAGAATCATAGTCGCCATGCGATCCATCGCGGCTCTGGCAGCACAGGCCAGATCCGAGATGGCAGGTCCCGCATCAGCTGAGTCGAAGATCACCAAATTGCGAGCCATGAGGTCCAGGCTATGACGAAGATCTACAAGGGAGATGTCGGGGTAGAGATCCGGCTTGATACCAGCCAGAGCCTCACCGGGGCCACGGCCATGAAGATCAAGGTGCGAAAGCCCGATGGGACGGAAGCGGAATGGGCAGCTCAACAGTGCAACAGCACCACGATCTATTATGTGACAGCCTCCGGGGATCTGGCGGCCAGTGGCGATTATGTTCTTCAGTCCTATGTGGAGTGGAGAGAGGACAGCAAGCACACGGGAGAGAGCGTGAAACTGAGAATATATGACCAGTTTGAATAGGAGTTGAAATGTCGGGAAGCTTTGCGAACTACTGGGAAGAGAAGGTACTGAAGCACCTTTTCGGTATAGCAGCGTACACTGCGCCGGGGATCGTCTATGTGGGAGTCTGCACGGGAGGAGTGACAGAGGCGGGAGTGGCAACCGGCGAGCCTTCCGGAAACGGATATGCCAGAGTTGCAGTTACAAACGATGTCGATCACTGGGATTTCTCTCAGGTGGACGGACTAACGAAGATCGCCAACCATGCCGCCATCGAGTTTCCGGAGGCGAGCGGGAGCTGGGGAACCATTACGGATGTGTTCCTGGCGACAGCAGCTTCTGGCGGCAGTATCCTGGCTTTTGCCACGCTCGCCGCCTCCAAGGCCATCGGAAGCGGAGACACTTTGAAGTTCGATGCAGCCGATCTGGCTTTCACCCTGGATTAAGGCATGGCGTTTGAGCTGCTGGATGCATTGTTGGCTGTCCTGGCCGGGGATGAAGGAGTTTCCGGCCTGGTAGATGCCGGGATCCACAAGTTCCTGCCGCTGGAGAAGAGCGAAGCGTTGCTCAAATCGGGCAACCGCAGTGTGATATCTTGCGAGCTGCAGGATTGGGACGGACGGAACAGCTCCACTGAGCCTGTTTTTGTGGTGGACATCAGAAGCCGCAAAGGAGACGATAGAGGAGCTGAATACTGCTCGGAGATCGTATCTGCTGTCACAGAGCTGCTGCGGGACGGCTTTGGCGGCCTGCAGGTCAGCAAAATCCTGGGAACCGTAAGGTATGACAAGACCATGGTCGGCCACCGCTGCCGCCTGGCGATATACGGCCATATCCAGCCCAGCATCTCGCTCTCTCTGGCAGCCAGCCCGGCCAGTCCTCAAGCAGCAGGGTCTGCAATTGTCCTTGTAGCCACCGCAAACCCAGCCGAGGGCCTGGAGTACCGCTTTCAGCTATTGGGGCCAGGGACGGGTTCTGCGTGGCGTGATCTGACCGGCTGGATTTCTCGCAATTCCTTCTCCTGGAGGCCGGAGGCGTCAGATGCGGGCAGCTCCACCATAAGGGTTGAGGTAAGATCCGGCAGGAGCCTACCGGATGCAGAGGCCAGCATCAGCTATGCAATTACAGCTGAGAGCACCAATGAGCTGCCGGTCATAAGCTCACTCTCCAGCTCGTTGAGCAGCCCCAGAGGCCAGGGCACAAAGATAGATTTCATCTGCCAGGCCATCGACGCAGATGGCGACCCGATCTACTACCGTTTCCATCTGACTGGACCCGGCACTGCCTTAAAAAAGAAGATGGTACAGGACTGGTCTCAAAAGAATGCATGGTCATGGACGCCGCAAATCATTGATGTGGGCGCAAATACAATCGAGATTCAGGTCAGAGATGGGAATCATGCAGGTCCAGGAGGCTGTGATGCCTCGACCACGGCCAGCTTTACGGTAACTGCTACACCAGCCGGTACAGGCAACCTGCCAACGATCACCAGCCTAACGCCGTCACTCTCCAGCCCGCAGGCGGCAGAAACAGAGATGGACATCATTTGCACAGCTACTGATGCTGATAATGATCCGATTTATTATCGCTTCTATCTGACCGGCTCCGGCACAGCGACAAAGAAGAAGATCGTCCAGGATTGGTCTCAAAAGAACTCCTGGCATTGGAAGCCATTAGCTGTCGATGTGGGCGTAAGCACCATCACCGTCGAGGTCAGAGACGGGAATCATGCCGGTCCCGGAAGCTATGACGCCACAACCAGCATAAGCTACACGATAACCACAGCATCAGGCAGCGGGTCTGGAAGCCTGCCAACAATAACCAGCCTTACCCCATCGCTCGCCAGCCCAAGAGGTCAAGGAACAGATATCGAATTCATCTGCACAGCTAATGATGCCGATAATGACCCGATTTACTACCGCTTCTGCTTGACCGGCCCAGGCACGGTCTCAAAAAAGAAGATCGTGCAAGACTGGTCTCAAAAGAACTCATGGAAATGGACGGCCTCCAAAGAGGACATAGGCGCGAATACGATAACGGTCGAGGTCAGAGACGGGAATCATGCAGGCCCAGGAGGCTATGATGCCTCTACCACTGCCAGCTACACCATTTCTTCGAATACAGCTCCAACGATTAGCGATGTTTATTGCAAAGAGTCAGGGACTTTTTGCGTAGGTGACAGGATACACCTTGTAGCGCTTGCCTCAGACTCGAACGGAGATCTGATTCTTTACAAGTTCTTTCGCTCATCAAGCGGGGTGCTATGGGAAGTGCTCACAGACTGGCAGATAGAAAGCTGGATCGTCTACGAACTCGACAAAACAGATTACGGCGCGTTATTCATCAAGGCCCAGGTACGCGACGGCAAGCACGCAGGCGAGGAGAGCTTTGATGCAGAGATATCGTCAGGCCAAATATCTGTGCAAAGGGCCAGCTTAACATCTGTCACTCCCAGCCTCGCCAGCCCAAAGGCCCATGAGACGACCATTGTATTCTCAGCTCAAGCGAATAAGACCACGAAAATATACTATCGCTTCTGGCAGAAGGGACCGGGCACGGGCAGCGTCTGGCGGGATATGACCGGATGGCAGCAGAAGAACTCCTGGAGCTGGAGGACATTAGCCTGTGATATAGGCACCAATTACGTCAGGGCTGAAGTTTGCGATGACCCGGATACCTGGAGTGATGGCGACACCACAAGCAGGCGCATAGATACCACCTATACGATATCGTAAGGCCTGCCCCATTTTTAAAAGTTTTGAAATCTGCAGGAGGTGGGCATTTGGTATTTTGGATTGGAAAG